ACGACTTTTTACTTTTTTACTACTTTTTCCTATGTTGAGTTCACCTTTTTTGAACTCTTTCATAACAGTTTTAACTTTTTTATCTGATTTTGTCATCTTTTTTCTCATTATTGTCTTCTTGGTGTTGGATTTGGTATTGTTTTTGATAAAATTGTCTTTTCAATTGATGTATCTGCTCTCAATTTAGCCAATTCTTCGTTTTGTCTTAACTTATCTTCTTGAGTTCTTTGATTCATCATCGCTCTCATCTTATCTAAGTTAATTCTATCCTCACCTTCCATTCGTTTTCTCTCATTTTCTTGAGCTTGAAGGTCTAATTCTCTTGCTCTTAATTTAGCAATAGGGTCATTATCAAATTGTGAAGTTATTTGTTTCTCTTCGTTCATAAATTCTTCCATCATTTCAGCAATTAGTTTTGCTTTTCTTGATTCAATTCTTTCAGTTAACATTTTAACTTGCATTTGAATGTTTGGATCTTGCATTGCTTGTGGATTTTGTTGAATAGCACCTAATTGTTGCATTTCATTTTGAAATTCTATTTCAACTTGTTCTTGAGCCATTAAAGAAATGTGTTCAAAACAATTTTTTTCTAACGAAGCCATAATCATAGGATTATTTCTTGCCATATTAGTTGCCATAAAATTTAAATGAGCTGTAATATGGGCTCTGTGATCCTGACCTGGAAAAGCTTGGAACGGCTTCCCAGCGAGAGCATCAATATGTTCTAGCGCTGGGTCCTTTGGTGCGGGTGGTTGTGGCCGAAGTAATACTTGATCAATATCTTTAACTCCTAAAGCTTCATACATATGTCTGTAAGCATTGTACATATTGTGCATTGCTGGATTTGATGTAGCCAGCTGCAATTCCGTTTGCGCAAGGGAAATACGCTGTGTCTGTGAGAAAATATTTGGATCTGCAACTGGCAATATATCTACCCTGTCGTCAAAGTCAGCTTGTTTAATCATTTTCTGTCCTCCAACAACGTCATATGGATATTCAGGTGGTAGATATAATTTGAATACTCTAGAAAGTAATTTAAATTCTTGTTTTAACGCTGCATAGATTCTTTTATGAATCGCAGACATAGTCCTTGATCCTCTTTCTAGCAACGCAACTGTCGTACCCACTGCGGCTTGTTGATTACCCTCACCTACTTGTAGGTCAGCTATAGATGCGAAACGCTGACCAGCTTGTACTACGACGCCCATAAGTGCTAAGAGAGTTTGTGATGGTTCCTTGAAAGGTAACATCATAAATGCATCTCGAATGTTTCCACCTGGTGCGTCGACATCTCTAAATTCGCCAGGTTGAATAGACTGTGCATCATCTCTAATTCTTATTCCACGCTGTTTAAAACCAGCTGGTAAATTGGATAATGTTCCTGCATCAATTAATTGTCTTAATGCAGTTGTTGCAGTTCTAGATAATCCGCCAATCATATGAATTAAACCAAAACCATAAAAACCTAAACCTGGTAAAAATTTAAAATGTACGAAATATTGAATTTTGTTTTTTTTAGGATCATTAACTTCATAATTTCTTCTAATAGATAAAATCTCTCTAGAATTTTCTTCTAATGTTACAATGTAAGGTAATTTAATTCCTGTTGGCAATCCATCCATTCCAACATCTTCAAAACCTTCTAAATCTAAATTAGTATGAAACTCTAAAAGATTAAATACATCTTCGTCTCTACCTTTTGATTGACCTTCTAGTTCACGTTCCTTTTGTTCAACTTCAGTTTCATTTACAGGTCCTGGTTTAAGAGATATGTCTCTGTAAAAACCAGCAACTTGCTGTTTACGTAATTCATTTTCAGAAATTTTTACCACGTGGATGATTGACTCCGCATCATCTAATGAGGTAGCTGAATACGGAACGATCAAATCATCTGCGGGTACGAATTTTGATACCGCTCTATTTTCTACGGCATCAAAATAAACTTTTTTAAATGAAGAACCTGCTAAAGGTAAATAAAATAACATTTGATCAAACTCTGGTTCATATTCTTTCATCTGATCCATAAGTTGATAGTTCATAAAATCTTTTACACGACCAGCTTGTTGAACTTTATCAGGAGTTGCTAATCCTAAAATTTGAGTTCTCACAGGTCCGTCTGCAGGTAATAATTCTTTGTAAGCTAATGATTGAAATTGAGTTACAGCTTCAGCTAAAACAGGATGCGTTGCACCTGAAGCTCCTTGAAATGGTTCTGTTCTATTGTCGTATTTAAATCCTAATAAATCTAAACCTTCTCTATAAGATCTTTCCCAATCTTTTCTAGAAGTTTTGTAATCTTGATAGTTTTGATAAAGTGTACTTCCTAATATTCCTAAAACTGAATCATCTACAAATTCTGCTAAGTTAGCATTGTGATCTGCTTGAATGTTTTGTAATGCGTTTGGATCAAAATTAATATCTACACTGCCGTCTTCATTTTCTAAGACTTCAGTTTCACCGCTTGGGTTTAAAATTTCTGTATCCGCTATAACTTGTTCAGTCTCTTGCTCTGGTGTGAGCTGAGTCATTATGTTGGGTAACGATTTGTCTATTTCTGCCATTTATTTTCTCCGAAGGGATTGTTTTAACAGTATTATATTGAATATTCAAGCCTTGTGGTTGAGGACCCGATTTAGGTGGAATAAGGTGTTTCTTAGGATAATTACTCATCTATAACATCATCTCTCATTGTATCGTCGTATTCACCGTATTGCTCATCCAACAATTTTTGTTGACCTTCTTTAGATTCATAGTACTTGTATCTCTCTAATTTTTTTCTTTTTTGTAATTCAGTTACTGGTTGTTTCATAACCGCCGCTTCTACTTCAGTTAGATCGCTTGCTAACTCATTAAAGTTATTTGTTTCAAAAGTACCATCTGAAGTTACCTCATAATCTTCTGGGCTACCTGAATAAGCAGGAGATGACTCTTGTGCTATAAATTCATCAGCCTCTTTAATTGGTTTACCCGCAGCCCTAGATGCTTCTTCAGATATTTGACCAGGTTTGTAATACAATCTAACTGCATCTTGGTATAAAGTTTTCATACCATTAATATAAACATCTATCTCTCCAGTATCTAATTGACGATAAACTGTAACTTCGTGATCTGCTATGTCTGCCATATGAACAGTTTGTCTTTCCTGTGTTCCCATTTTTTTAGTAATATCAATTCCTTCATTTATAACTTTATTAACCAAAGGTTCAAAAAATTCTGGCATACCTGCTGTTTTATTAATTGTAATGTTAGCAACTTTGCCAGCTCCTCTTCCAAGTTTTAAATATTTTCCAACTACAGGTAATGCAGCTAGACCGAGTAATAACTGATTAAATAATCTTCTTGATTTATTAATGTCTTCTGGTCCATTTTTAAAACCAATTCTTCCTCCTTCTGCCTTACGCATATATCTGTCATTGAATTGATCAAACAATCTTTTTAATTGTACTTTTTCAGAAACAGGTACAAAGTCTGCAATCATTAATCCTGGAATAGAAGCTAACAGTTCTTGTATTTTATCTTGAATAGATAAACCACCTCCTGCAAAAGGTTGTCTTACAGGATTCATTAAATTAAATTGAGTATCTGGATCAATGACATCAGGAATAGGTGCAGCTTGTTTTTGAATACCAAAATAAATTCTATTTATTTCATCATCTACAAATTGTTCTAAACTTAAATTAGGGTTTAATTTTTTAGCCATAGGATATCTTCCTTCAATCTCTCTTCTTAAAACATCTATACTCATTTTTTGGCCTTCTGCTGTTCCTAAATCTTTTTCTTGAGCATCTAATATTGCTTTTAATTTTTTAGCTTGATCTTCTAAGTCATAAAATCTTCGTGAAGCTTCTGATACCATAAATTGTGATTCTGGATCCTGATATTGTCCAAATGTTGAAACATCTCCAGCATCAGATTCGATATCACCAAGCATCTCATTAAATTTTTCTGTTCCTTCAAGATAATTAAACATAGAATTAACCGAAGCTATCTCTTCAGGATTTTTAGCATACTTCAATATATCTGTTCTTTTTGAACCTGTTAAATCTACACCAACTAAATTTTCTGCTCCTTTCAGTATCATACCA